GGGGCAATTGTTACGTTACGTCACTTATATATATTACGTTACGTCAACTGTATTTAACCAGTCTGGCCCTATTTTTGCTTCTAATAATAATGGTACATTAAAGTCTATGTTCCACTTCTTATTGACTATATCAACCAGTACTTCGTTAGTACGCTTGATGATCCGTATTACCTTCTCCTTCTCATTAGGGTGTACGTCAATCACGATTGAATCGTGTACGGTATTAACGACACATGATTGTAATTTGTTAGCCTGTAACATCTTGTCTATATAGATAAGAGATACTGGCACGATGTCTGCTGTAGCAAAGGATTGCACAGGATAGTTCTTTACCTGAGTAAAGTATGTGATACTTCCATTCGCTCTACGTGTAGCCAAAGGGAATGCAAACTCACGACCTGATGGTGTGCGAACATTACCTGTCGTAATGACTTCCTTGGCAAGCCGCTTATGCCATGCACCTATACCTGAATACTTGGTGGTAAATTGTTGATAGTATGCAGCTTCGGCAGGTGTACGACCAAAGCCTGACGCACCATAGAGAGGAGCAAATGTATGTGCCTTTGCGTCTTGGCGAGAGATATTCTGCCCTGCTTCAGTAATAACTTTAGCTGTGTAGCTATGCACATCAAAGCCTGTAGATACTTCTTTGATAGCTGTTCTGTCCTGACTGAGGAATGCCGCAACTCTAAACTCTAGCTGTGCAAAGTCAGCCTCCATGATCTCTCCGTTATCCCAACGAGACACAAATACTTTTTTCACAGGAAACGTACCACCTCTGGGCATGTTCTGCATATTAGGATCAGCACCAGATAACCTACCTGTACCTGTCCTGTGTTGCAGTAGTCTTACGTGTAGCTTACCATCCTGTTTAACATGAGTAGCTATGCCTTCAACGAAACTAGATAGATAAGTATCAAGTGCTGACAGTCTACGTACTCGTTGTAGAAACACCTCTGCATCATACATGCCACGAGATCTAGCTATACCTTCTAAGTATACGAGATTGTCTTTGCTTGTACTGAAGCCATTGGCACTTGCCCATTTAGCATCTGGTGCATTGAACTTCAGCCCAGCTAACTCTTTTCTATCACGGTACAGATACCCTGCTCCATCACACTCAGGACATTTGTTTGTGTTTTTGTAGGGTGAGCCATCCTTACGCTTCTTACGTATCCAACCATGACCCATACACTGAGTACAGACGACAGCGTATTGTTTGTGCAGGGGTAATGTCATCTGTCTTACGTTGGCTAGATGTTGCCTGTCGGATACACGATCCTCATATGCTTCAGCCCATACTTTCTTATCGCATACCTTACGGCTGTATATAACCCAAGACAACTGCTCTGGGCTGTTCAGATTGATAGGTCTGTCACCCATCAGTTCCTGTACCTGTTCCTCTAATTGTTTAGTAAGTTCAGTCTTCTCAGTCTCAAACTCTACACGTACTTCATCCAGTGCATCCATGTCTACCTTGAACCCACGTTGATATATACGTGCTAGGTGTACAGCTAACTGGTTCGTCAGACGTATTGTATCTACAAGTGTCCTGCCTGTACCATAAGTATACTGCCTGTCCTGCTCTCTGAACAACTGTTGTGTCGCATGTAAGTCAGCAGATAGATACTCAGACAGTTCATTGTGTGGTATTTCTGCAACATTTAATCCCTGTTTAAAATATTCTTTTAATGTGTCTTGCTTCTGTGTATGTAACTGGTGACGTTCAGCGCAGGCTTCGAGAGATAGAGGTTCTTTCTGTCCTCGTTGTAGTATGTACTCACCTAGCATGGTATCAAACACCTCACCCTCATAGGTAAAGCCTGACTCCCACAACCACATCAAATCGTGTGCGGCATTGTGTGCGACAAGACGTGTAGTGAGGTCAAGTTTATCCTGTACTATCTGTCTGCCATTTAATGTGGGGGGATGCTCTGTGTGGTCAAAAGTTATAATTTGCTCGTGTCCAGTACCATCTAGCATCCCCACCATAACCAATGTATTCTCTGGTTCGAATGGATCAAGGTGCATCTTGCCATTTCTCTTTGTGACTGTGTTCTCTACGTCAAGGATTGTAATCATGTTGGTGATTCCTTTTTACTATTTATAATATCCGTGTTCATCTTTAGGGTGAAAGGCTCCTGTTAATCTTTTTACTTCATCAGGTACTGCCTTGTCAAGACCCTTTAATATTAAAATGGCAGTATAATTATCTAACTTAAACCATTCAGAGTTGTGTTCTGAAGCGACCTTGCTTGCCTCTAGGTGTGCCTGTGCCTCTGCTCTACGCCTGTCAATAAAGAACTCCTTGTGTATCAAAACGTAGTCTCTGTGTGGGCTTGATGTCTGATAACTATGTAATCTATCCTCTGCATCAAGTGCCATACCTATCTTTACCCAGCCATCCCATGCCTTGTTTGCTATTATATACACATCTCCTTCTTTAGGTTTGTTGTATAGTTCTAGTACCTTCTTATTAATTAAGTCTACTCTCGTTCTTACCCTTGTCATGCTACATACCTCGCTGTTTTGTATTCCAATTCGCAATGGATAATACCATGCCAGCCTGACAGTTTATTCTTAACTAGGTTCAGGTGACGCATCGTATCCTCTTCCTCTTGCCCTTCTACTGGTGGGTTCTTAGCTATCAGTATCATCAGGTCAGCTTCAGCCGCCTTACCTGTACGTGAGCCTTCCATCATGGCCTGATTGAGTACCACCTTATTCTCTGCATCAGCAGACAACTGTGACATATAGAATATAGCACAGCTATGTTGTTTAGCTATCTGCCTAGCGTGTATGGCATTAGCCTTGAGTGCCTCGTCAGTACGACTGAAGCCTCCTGTCCTAGCAAACTTGTCACCCATATCTAAGATAACGATGTCAGGTTTGTAAGACTTACAGACACTCTCAACCCATGCCATGTCACGGTTGCTTGCATCATATATTTTAATGTTCTGTTTTACAGATGCGTATCTGTCTCTCGCCTTGGCAGGGTCTTGTTTAATCTCCTGCATGGTCATGCCTGTAGCCGCAGTCAGATACCTAGCACCAACACGGTGAGAACCTTCTTCGTTACAGAGTATGATACACTTAGCACCCTGATGTGCAAACCCATTAGGTGATGCCACCAGTGACGCATGAAAAGATGTCTTACCTGTGTTAGGTCTAGCACCTATCTCAATTAAATGCCCGTCATTCACACCCTCTAACTTACGTGTCAGAGTAGGTATGTTAAATGTCCAACGTGCTTCGAGATCATTCTTTGATAGTAAAGTCTCAACGTCAATGTCATCCCACTGTATCGTCAGGTCAGGCGTGAAGTCATCGGCATACTGTTCCAGTAGATTACGTAAAGGTTCAAGGCTTGTCTTGTCACCATTCACATAGTCAAAGCCTAGATTAGCTATGTCCTCACCGACTACCTGTTGGAATAGCTTGGATAATACTTCCTGTGCTATGTCATTACCTAGCGGTGGCTTACTGTTTATCTGTGTAAACAACGTACTGTATGCCTGCTTCTGTGCCGTAGTCATTGTCGGATTGTTCGACATGAATAGTGATTCTATCTCAGCAGGTGTAACTGTGCGTTCATACCTGTCCATTGCCGCATCGACTGCCTCTTTAATCTTGCGTACATCTTTGCTGAATAATCTGTTAGGACATCTAGCTCCACGATGTTCATCGTAAAAGTCTTTGTCCATCAGGCTTCTTATTAAACTCAGTTCCATTCTTGTTCTCCTATGCGTGTTAAGTTATGTAGGTCATCAGGGTTTCTATATTTCAAGTCATCGTTCAGTCTCAGGACACGTACTGTATCTACGTATCCTCTTAGTTCTTTAGCAAATTGCAGTGTCTTCGGTAGGGCATCTGGGTCTAGTGCTATTACTGCCGTTGAAAACTGTGCGAGATACCTCTTGTGCGATTCTGATAGAGATGTACCCAACACTGCAACCCCTACATATACATGACTACCAATAACAGCGGCACTCACACAGTCTTCAACAACTACTGCGACACTACCATAGCCGTGAGCATATGGCAAGACATTCTTTCCATAGCGTTTCCACTTAGGTAATCTTTTACCCAGACTACGGCCTGTAGCATCTACAGTGTGACCATTATGCATCACTGGAAAGACAACTCTGTGTTCCTTCACGTCATACAACAGGCCAAGTTCTTCTGCATCTAACCCCCACTCTTCACAGTAGGGTGCAATCTTATCTGAGTCACGTACTAGCCACTCAGGTTTATCAAACTTAGGTATACCCCTAGTCTCTGATACAGTCTTACCCAGTGACTTACGTATGTCATCACTGGATAGGTGTACACGTCTACCTCCTGATACAGTACACCCTGCTTTGTAACAGTTCCATACAATAGATCCCATATTATTCGTGATAGTAAATGTTCTCTTACCATTACACTCAGGACAATCCATTCTTTTAGTGTCACCATTTATAAGTGTTATATCATTTAGTAATTTATTAATATTCATTATGTATCACTTTCAATGTTACTCACAGTGTTCGATTGTACAGATACATTTCTACGTGTCAAGGCTTCATTTGCAGAAGTGTATGTATTTTTTAAATAGGGTTTCACAGATGCAACATTAGCATGTCCTGTCACTGACATAATATTAGGTAAAGGTACGCCCTTATCCACCATCTGTACTACTCCTGTCCTACGTAAGTCCATTAATCGTAGGCTCTCAGACAGCCCAGCTTTACGCATGACAGCCCTTCCGTTTTTCGAGAACCTTTGCATCGCATAAGGATGATACACGCCATGTACAGGCATTATATGAGGAGCTACATACTCTTGAAAGCCAAAGTCTTCATGCTGATCCTGTAACATTGCCATCAGGTCATCTGATATGGGTAGAAATACCTCTGCTCTACGCTTACTCTGCTCCAGTGTCAGTAGTTTATTCTCAAAGTCTAGGTTAGACCAACGTAGAGTACGCATGTCTCCTATTCTCTGACACCATTCGTATGTCATCTGTATAATTAACCCAATGTTACGTGTCGTAAAGTCTGAATATGCCACATCAAGAAACTTGAGTACATCCTCGTGCTTCCAGACTACCTTGCGTTTGATTTCAGGCTTACGCTTGATACTAGTGAAGGGATTCTGCATGGCATACTCCATCTCTATGGCATAGTTAAACACCCTAGATGCACAGGTAGCTACATGATTAGCGAAGCTGACACCACGCCTGACCCAATCCTCGTATGCCCACTTAGCTTTCCTAGATGTAAAGCCTACAAACTTATCCTTGCCTATCGAATCAGATACAACTCCAAGAAAATATTTGTAGTCACTCTTCGTTGTATCTCTAAGCATGTCATAGTCATTGGAATTGTAGTATAGTTTTATCAGATCATCTATGCTTACAATTTTATTTCTACCATTTGTATTCATCTAGTTTACTCTCCAACATATCTATTAATCCCAATAATTCACCTGCCTTATCTCTAACAGTAGGCCGTGACTTGCACACTGCGTCTGACTTTATGATGTCAGCTACACGCCTGATGCGTACAAGTATACGCTTCGTATCTTCCTTGGGTGAATCCCATTCCTCTGCCGCCCATTTAGCCATTTGTTAGTTCCTCTTCATTCATTTTAAATGTTATAGTGACATAATCATGTTCATCTATTGATTCAAACTTGTGTGTAGGGCATGTATGTACCCACTCCCAAAACTCTTCACGTGTCATCTATAGTCTCCTCTATCTCAAAGTTTACAGTTCTCAATCCTTCAACTACCCCAACCATCAGCCAATCAAATGGACAGGTCTT